ATATGATGGTGGAACAGCGTGTTAAAGACATAGCGTGGGCAATATCTCAGAATCCAGTGACGGTTACGATAGAGAGGAAGGAGAGAGCACTTACAGATGGCCACTTTGTAGAGACAGTTAGAGAAGTAGGAAGTTATACCGTGAGAATATTCCTAAACCGTAGGAATAAGCCGAGTCCGAGCGAGACGTCAGACATCGGAGGTAGAACAGTACGAACTACCAGCTTTTCAATGCTTTGCGATGCGTCAGTAGATGTGAAGAAAGAGCCGAACATAACCGATTATGTGAATGTGCCGTTACTGGGTAAGATGGAAGTTGACAATGTTACGCCGTTAATTGTAAATGGGCAGGTTGTAGGTTATCAGGTTGACTTGGTAGGTGTAGAGAAGTGATCGGGACAAAGTTTGAAGATAAAAAGCGGATGAAGTGGCAGGCAGTGTATACATTATTAAATTCCACTTACAGACCTATAACCGAGGCGTATATGAAGAGTAATAAGCCGTGGACTACTCGTACTGGTATGGCTGTAGCTGGGTTGCATTCCAAAGCGCTGTATTCCGATAAGCAGATAAAGTTGGTGTTAGGCCATGGCGTGCATTATGGCGTATTCCTTGAAAAAGGCCATACAAGAAAGACAAAGGGTGGTAAGACGGTGAAGGTTCGGCCGTATGCAATTGTGCTTCCAACGATGCAGAAGTATTTTCCTGAGATAGCAAGAAATGTGCAGAGGTTGTGGACATCATGAGGGAAGAGATACGCAAGCTGTTGGTGGCAAGTTTGCCAGAATTAGGTAGTAGAGTGTACGAGCCATATGTACCTACCCTTGATATTCCTAAGCCTTACTTGGTTGTAAAGGAAGGGACACAGGACATACCAAACGATTGGGCTGGTTATACGACTACCTTTGAAGTTTGGATATTTGAGAAGTTCGAGACATTCCAAAACGTAGATGCACTTAGGGACAAAATTGTTGCGGTGTTGGATAACGCAAAAATAGTGGCAGGGGGGAAGAAGTACCTTATACGTTACCTATCTACAGTTGGCGATGATTTTTGGGATGAAGAGCTCCAGGCGTTAGAGAGGGGGCTGGTGTTCCAAGTATTTTCGCTTGGGTGGTTGAATGGTGAAACATATGCTCCAGATCCTGTAGATGCGTTGAAGGAGTGGACAAAGAAAACATGGACTATGCGAGACGAAGAAGGCAACACTATTCCTGTGTTGCAGGTTGAACCTGACAGTTGGGATCCGAGTGATGCGAGGCCTGGGTTGTATTGGAGAATAGAAAATTTTTCGGTAAATAACAATGTTAGTTCAGCGATGTATTGGCTGACGTTTAATATTGTAGGCCATCTTGTGGCGGCAGATCCATCTGTAAGAAGGACATGGTTGAGGATTGTAGCAGAGAGGTTAGGGGATGTTCGGAGGATACCTGTAAACACTGAGACTGAGCTGGTAATAATTGGCTTTAGCGTAGTGATGGACAGAGATCCTTTAACGATTGGACAGATAAGCGTGCAAGCTGAGATGGGTATGCTGAGAGGTAAAGAGGTACAGCCGATACTTGATAAGGTGGAGGTGTCTGGAGACGTGACATTTAGGATAGCCAAGGAGGTGTAGGGAATGGCAAAAACGCAAGAGACTCAGCCTGAGATAAAAGAGGTTGAGCCTGTTTATAGCATGGAAGATTTTATTAGCAATGCATCGGCTTTAGGCGTTAAACCAGAAGCGATTGTTGGTGCTTTGACAATGGCTGGGGTGAAAGAAGCAACCCGCTCCCAGATGGAGCGGTATTTAAAAGATTTTCTCAGAAAAGAGGTGTAGAGAATGGCAGGAATTGTATTTCGTAGTGGCGAGCAAAAAGTAAGGCCTGGAGTATATATTCGTGTACAAAACGTAGGGCAACCTGTCGTACCAGCTTTACCTAATGGAATTGTAGCGGCAGTCTTTAGAAGTAATTGGGGGCCGATACAGACACCGACGGTGATTGAGACGGCAGAGGTAATAAGTGAGAAGTTCGGAGTAAGTGCCAGTTTAGATATGCTCCAAGAGGCGTTTAGAGGTGGCTGCAAAAAAATTGTAGGTGTGCGTGTTGGTGGAGCAGGAGCCCCAGCTCAGGTTACGTTAACAGATAGTAATAATACTCCAGTGCAAGTGGTAAAAATTACCACGAAATATCCAGGCACGAGGGGTAATAATTTCACCGTTACAATAAGGGATTCGTTGGCATCTACAAATATGAAGGAGTTTTTACTGTTTGAAGGTAGCACGCAGTTATTGAAGCTGACATTTGCTAAAGGTACGTCTGAGCCTACTAATTTGGTTACGGTTATAAATGAGTCTGGCAACCCGTATGTGGTAGCTGAGAAGCTTGAAGATGGTAATGGTACAGTGAAGAATGTGTCTAATACCGCATTGCAGGGTGGAACAGATCCGACAATTACAAATGAAAATGTCCTATCAGCGTTGACTACACTTGAAGCAGAGGATTGGAATGTTCTGGTAGTTGACTCGGAAGATGTTACGTTGTTTGCATCTATACAAGCATACATTGATAGGGTGCGAGAAAGTGGTAAGAGGGTTATGGCGGTGTTAAGCCGGCCGACTACCATTGATTTAGTTACAAGGTTAGATACAGCAAGAAGCTTTAATGATCCAGCTATCGTGTTTGTGTTGAACGGGTTCGAGTACTCTGACGGTAAAGTGGTAGAAGGGTATAAGGCCGCAGGAAGAGTGGCAGGGATGATTGCAAGTGCGGATATTACAGAGAGTTTGACACATGCAGTGGTGAGTGGAGCAGTAGCAGTAAAAGGTGCATTATCGAATACCGATATTGAGAACGCCATTAATAATGGTGCAATAGCGTTTACTTATAATGCTCAAAAGCAGGTTCAGATTGAGCAGGGAATTACAACGTTTATTACACCTACGGCTGACATGGACATGGGCTGGAGGAAGATAAGGCGAGTGCGTACAAGAGACGCACTAATTGATAGAATTTCGGCCACATGGGACAGTTTGGTTGGTAAAATAAATAATGATAAGAATGGAAGAGCTACGTTGTTAGCAGCTGCCCAAGGCGTGATTAATCAAATGGTCACGGAAGGTGCGTTAATTAGTGGTACGATTTATGAAGATCCAGCTAATCCGCCACAGGGTGATAGTGCCTGGTTTGTTATTCAGGTAGATGATACCGACAGTGCTGAAAAACTATACTTGACATTCCAGTTTAGATTTTCGCCAGTATAAAGGGAGGTGAGAGCATATGGCAGATGGAAGATATATTTTTCGGGATTGTGTGCCTGATGGTGCAATTGACATTGTGAATGTTACACCTGGTGAGGTGGTGCAGAGGAGTTGGAGTTTTAGAGTTAACGCTCCGCCTGAATTGATAGAAGCACTTGATGGAGGTGTTTTCCAGCCTAATCATATTATCCGAGGGTATGATGGTGAGCTGTATGACGGAGAAGGTAATTTCTTAGCTGAGGTCAATACTTTTCAAGCTCAAATAAACGTGACTAATACCGATTATCAAGCGGCGGGTGAGAAGATTAGCTGGGCAATACCGCAATCCTACACTGTAACGTTGACATTTACAGAAACAGTGATAAAGGATGCAAGGCTATTGCAAAAGGTTATAGCTGGGTTGCAGAAAGGATCGCCTGATGCAAGGCTTAATTTTATGGGAGTGCTACACGCCCACGAGTAAGGAGGTAAAGAGGAGTGAGCAAGACAGATAAAGATGAGTTATTAGCAAAAGAAGATACTATCTTAAAAGACATGGCTGGAGTGTTAAAAGCCATGGAGACGGTTGAGCAATATGAGGTATTCCGTGTCGTTAGGGATGGGAAAGAGTTGTTCAGCTTCAGGGTGCGTGGCTTACAAGATGAAGAGACGGAAGAATGTAGGCAGGAAGCCACTAAGACTGTAAGGGATAAGAGGTTCGGGAACTTAGCCGTGCCGCAGGAATTTAATGTCGCAAAGTTTAATTCGTTAATGATTGTTAGAGCGACGCATCCAGAAGACGCAAGGAAGCTGTGGGAGAATAAAGAGCTGTGGGAGAAGGCTGGAGTTATTTCAGCATGGCAGTTGGTGGATAAGGTGTTGAAGCGTGGTGAGAAGGATGCGGTTATCGAGTTGATAGAAAAGCTCAGCGGCTATGGTGATGAAGGAGCAGACCGAGTAGAAACGTTAAAAAACTAATCAGGGCAGGTGGTGAGGCGACCATACTCCACCACCTGCTCCAAAGATGTGGAATAACGCCTGATGAATTTTATGCGAAGCCAAAGAAGGTGCAGGATTTTCTAAGGGCGTCGGTAATTGTTGAGTTAGAAGGGGAAGCAGAAGTCTTTAGACAGATTAAAGGGGGGTAGCGAATGGCAGAAGAAAGTTACAAGATTGAACTTATCATTGATGCAAAGGACAATTCAGCTCAGACGCTTTCGCAGGCAGAAGAGAGGATTAACCGATTTCAGCAGAAAGCCCAGCTTGTAAACAAGCAGCTATCCCGTTCTTTGAATACACAATATAAAACTACACTTACAGCGGTAGATAGAACTACGTCTGTAGTGAATAGTGTGGAGCGGTCGTTAAAAAGAGTACCGACAAAGCATTCCATTTTGATAGAAGCAAAAGATATGGTTAGTAGAGTCGTGCCGAAGATAGGTAGTGCATTACAGACCGCATTAAATAAAAGTGTTGGGATGGTTAAAGGTGCGTTTTCAACTATGGGCAGGATTGTGTCGAGCCCATTTACATGGTTGGGTTTAGCGGCGGGCGGGGCTGGAATGACAGCCGCAATTGCTGCTCCATTGAAGCTTGCAGGGGAAATGGAGCAGGCGAGGTTGTCCTTTGAATTTTTCCTTGGTACAGAAGAAAAGGCCAAAAAGTTTGTTGCTGAGATGCAAAAAATGGCAGCTATTACGCCATTTGAATATAGGGATGTCCAAGAGTTGTCCACGATGCTAATACCGTTATACTCAAGGATGTACGGAGTAAACAATGCTACTTCCAAGACTTTAGAAACATTGAGATTGTTTGCCGATGCAGGCTCTATGACAGGTGCGGGGATGGAAGGAATACAGGGAGCAATGCTCGGATTTACGCAGATAGCCCAAAGTGGTAGGTTGAATTTGCAGGATTTACGTCAAGTAACGTTAGGTTTGAGGATACCTATGGAAGATGTACTTAAGAATTTGGGCGTAAAAAGTTTGGATGATATTGCGAAGGCTGGTATTCCTGCAAAGAAGTCAATGGAGGCGATACTCAAGACGTTGGAGAAGTATAAAGGAGGAAGTGAGATACAAGCAAGAACACTACAAGGAATGATGTCAACTATAAAAGATACATTGACCATGACTATAACGCAGTTTGGAGAAGGTATGCTTGCTCCAGTTGAAGGAATATTAAAAGAGATTACGGACGCATTGACTGGGACGGGTAGTGGAGTGACGGCTTTACAGCAGAGGCTGTTCAATTTCGGGCGGCAGGTTGGCAATGCGTTTGTAAGGATGTATGAAGGAGTTAAGAAATTTGTAAAGGAGCTTACGTCATTGCCTGGCTGGGAGGATATGTCGTTATTAGAAAAATTAACAGCGACATTGGAGAAGGTGCTGGATGGTATGCTGGCATGGATAAAGGGCGATGGCAAAAAGCAGATAGATGAGTTTGGGACTACACTTGGTGATTTCTTGAGTGGAGTATTTGAAGATTTACTACCGAAGGTACTACCAAAAGCAGTAGATTTTGCTACTAAATTGGTGGAAGAAGTAGGCAAGGCCGTGTGGAATGCGATAAAAACAAACAAGGTTCTTATGACTTTGTTAGGGGCGAGTTTAGGCTTAAAATTTTTCGGTTGGAAGGGTGCTTTAGTTGGTGCAGGGTTAGGGTTTGGAGGTTCGCTTGTGGCGGAAATTGCTGAGAATCCTACACCACAGAGACAGCAAGTTCTTGATTTAATGGCACAAGGTTATACAAGGTATGAAGCTGAACAGTTAATTAAAAGTGGTAATGTGCTCCCATATGGTAATAGTAAGAGCCAAGAAGTGTCGGAACAGGCTATTTTAGACATAATCAGCCAGTTTGAGAAAGAGGCTGGGCTTGTGGAAACTCCTACTATGACTGTTACGCAAGATGTTAATAATATTTTGCTTCCGTTGAGTATTAATGAAGGTGTAAAAAAGGCAATAGATACAATCACTGGTACTGCTACGAAGCATGCTTTAGGCGGTATTTTTACAAGGCCGCATATTGGAGTGGTAGCTGAGAGAAGTGCAGAGGCTGTAATCCCGTTAACAAGGACACAGAGAGCATATGAATTGTGGCAGAAGGCTGGAGTGCAAATAGGTGCTTTG